CAGCGTTATACTACAAAATAAGACGAACTACGACTAGAACCGCATCATGGACAGGAGGACGTTCAACGAGTTGTCGTTCTACTACAGGCTGTTCGAGGAGAAGATAATGTCGTTCGAGGACTCGTCCTTGAAGTTGGAGATCTTCAGGTTCGACATCACCGGGTTGTTCTACTCCAACTCCTTGATCTTGACGCCCAGCAAGATCTACTACAACAACATGATCTTGAACTACCTGGTGGAGAAGGACATCACCGTCTACGAGTTCTTGAGGAACCTCTCCAAGTCGAGGGAGGGGGAGTACACCTACTACAACGACAAGACCAACTACTTCGACTCCAGGTCGTTGTCCCTCAAGGCCAAGAACGAGAAGTTGACCTCGATGAGGTTCAGCAAGAGGTCGGACGACCCGAAGTACAGGTTGAACATGAGGGAGATGGACCCGGAGATCTACTACTCCATCATGATGAACCCCAACTTCGACAGGATCAACTACACCTGCAGGTACGCGTTGATGGGCGGGGAGATGTTGTGGTACGAGGAGATGACCAAGATCTTGAAGGAGAAGAACCAGGTCTTGATCTTCCCCATGCACAACTACTTCCAGACCATCACCGAGAGCGTCAAGCACAACGAGACCTTGATGGGGTTGTTCAACGAGTACAAGGAGGCGGTGTTCGACTTCAAGCCCACCAGGAAGGAGGAGGAGACCTTGACCTTGAAGTCGGACTACATGACGGTCTTCTCGGCCTACTTGTCGGAGGACTTGACGTACAACAGGCTGAAGTTCTGGGAGATGACCAGGCACAACCTGTTCGGGGAGGTCGTGTTGAACTCCATGGCCTGGGAGTACGAGGGCCCCTTCGACGTCAACGTGGCGGAGAAGTTCGACTACTGGGGGGTGAACTACAACAGGACGCCGGACTACGTCTTGGAGTTCAACAACAAGATCTACTTGATAGACTTCGCGGTCACCAACGCGAACGCGGGGTTCATCAGGGACAAGAAGAAGGAGTGGTACGAGAACCTCAGGGACGGGTTGTCGAAGCACCTGAAGAAGGAGGTCTTGGTCGAGGCCATCGTCTGGAAGATCAACTCCAACAACGAGTACCAGGTCCCCTTGGAGTTCGAGTCGGTCAGGGACCGGTTGAACAACAGCGACGTGTTGAAGCAGTTGACCGAGGTCGAGATGGGGTTCATGATGATGAGGGAGTACAGCAAGTTCAAGAAGATGACGGACAGGGAGGCCGAGGAGGAGAGCACCATGGACGAGAACGTGTTGGGCATCTCCAACAGGATCTTGTCCACGTTGGACTCCAACTTGACCTTCTCCGAGAGGTTGAAGACCGACAAGATGGAGGACTCCAGGACGGACGAGGAGCTGTGGAGCAAGAAGAAGGACCACATCAAGAACTCCCAGTTCTACAAGGAGATGAAGGAGTTCAACAAGAACTTCGACGAGATCGAGTACACCAACAACTTGGCCAAGACGATGGAGGAGATGATCAGGAACAACGACAGGAACTCCGAGTTGGACAAGACGTTGTCCTTCGACATGGAGGAGTTGATGGACCAGTTCCAGAACATCGACGTCAACCAGTCCAAGATCAGGTCGGAGTTCGAGAGGGACGTGAACAACGAGATCCCCGCCATCATGAAGTTCCCCTTCATGGACTTCAAGAAGTACATCTCGGACGACATGAAGTCGTTCATGGGGGTCACGCCCGACTTCTGGTCGTCGGTGGAGAACACCGAGGACGGCACCTACTACTACAGCTCCACGATGGACTTCACCGAGCAGTCGTTCTTGGAGGAGCAGAAGAAGAACTTGCCGTACCCCATCAACGGGATCGGGTCCAACTACGAGGAGGACGAGTCCATGGTGGAGGCGTTGTTGGACTTCTTCAAGGAGGACGAGACGGAGTTCTTCGAGGAGGTGGACGAGGTGAAGAACAAGGACTACTCCGACTACGAGGACATGAGGATCCCGATCAAGAAGTTGATCGACTCGAGGTTGTGGACCTACGTCTGCTGCGTGTCGGACTTGATGGAGAACTTGTGCTACATGGAGGGCAGGAGGCACATCTTCGACTCCAAGAAGGGGCACACGGTCTTCAAGAACTTCGGGGAGTACATGATCTTGATGAAGAAGGGGAGCAAGTTGACGCAGGACAAGCAGATCAGGTACAAGTTGTTCTTCGGCAAGGACAGGAAGAAGGAGATGGTCTCGGGGATGTTCAAGTCCTTGAAGGACTCCAAGTTGTCGAACCTGTTGGTGGAGACCTCCTGGTTGTCCATCACCTTGGCGGACATCAAGCACTACATCAAGATCAAGGAGGTCATCTTGGGCATGTTCTCGAACTTCTGCGACAAGTTGGAGGAGGACAACAGGGGGTCGAACTTCAACATGGACCTGTTGACCAAGTCCATGATGACGCAGTCCATGATCATGTTGGAGCACAGGAGGGGGACCTCCACCTCCGCCCAGTTGAACAGGTACTTGTTGAACTCGGTCACCTCCTTCTGCACCAACAGGTCCAAGTTGATGGAGGACATCTTCTCCGACCCGACCAGGTCCAGGCTGGAGTCCTACATCAAGATCAAGCAGATCAAGTGGTACTACCACAACCTGAAGATGAGCCAGCAGATCTGGTACAACAGGATCATCAACATGGCCTCGACGAGCACGGACTACGACAGGTTCAAGTTGACCTCCTTCTACGACCTCGAGACGGAGGTCGAGTTCTCCATCTTGATGGACGAGATCTACTCCAGCAACCTGTTCGAGAAGACCTCCGGGTTCAAGTCCCACAGGTTGAAGAGGATCGTGGACAAGATGGCCACCGCGGAGATCCACTTCCAGAAGATAAAGAAGAAGGACTGGTCCAAGGGGGTCGTGGAGGACACCAAGGAGTTCCTGATGTCCAAGGACGAGCTGCACCAGTTCGACAGGAGGTTCGTGGTCGCCTCCACCAGGAAGTTCTTCAAGAACTCGAGGAACAAGGGGAAGATAAAGACGGCCATCTTGAAGGCGTTGTCCAGGGTCATCGACTCCGCCATGATGATGACGTCCTCCCTCGAGGCGGGGCCGTTGACGTCGGAGTCCTTGGAGTACAACAGGGAGATAAAGAAGGACAAGACCTTCTTGACGATCTTCAGGATGGTCAAGAAGTTGTCCACCAACTCCTTGTTGCACTTGTGCAACAAGTTGGAGATCATCGACGCGATCTTCACCATCTTCCCGAAGGACCAGGTCGGGAGCGCCAGGGAGATCTTGATCCAGGCGATCATGTTGAGGTTGCAGGTGAAGTTCTTCGAGGTGCTGAACGAGGAGCTCTGCAAGATCCACGAGAAGGAGATGCTGACGAAGGACAAGAGGAGGGCCGAGATCCAGGGGGACAGGATGATGGAGTACAAGGAGATCTTGAGGAACTTGAGGAAGAAGAAGCAGGCCTCCATGTACGCCAGCATGAACTCCGACGCGTCCAAGTGGGCCCCCGGGTTCGTGATGGAGCACTTCGCCTACTCGATCTCCAACTGGGACTTGGACGAGAACTTGGAGACGTTCCTGTTGTCGGTGGTCTTCGCCTTCAGCAACAAGAAGATCCTGATCCCCGAGTCCCTGAAGGACAAGTGGAACGAGAAGCCCATCGACCAGTTGGAGATGTTGGAGGGGGTCCAGTTCACCAGGGAGATGTCCGAGAAGTTGGCGGGGATCATGATCTTGATCTCCGGGATGGGGCAGGGGATGTTGCACAAGGGCAGCAGCTTCAAGCACTGCTTGGACGACGACCTCGCGGACGAGATGATCGAGAAGGTCTTGTGGAGGGTGTACAGCGTCCAGATGCACCAGACCTCCTTGATATCCTCCGACGACAAGACCAAGATGATGATCTTCGTGTACAGGGCCGGGTTCTCGAAGGCGGACGAGGTGATGAAGTCCTACGTGACCTTGTTGGACTGGTCCTCCAGGTTGAGCAACATCCACACGAACTGGAAGAAGTCGGGGTTGAACTTCACCATCACGGAGTTCAACTCCTTGTTCTCCGTGGGCAGGAGGATGCAGTGGGCGCTGATCAAGGACTTGTACAACGCGAACTCCATCCCGGACTTGTCCTCCCCGGAGGAGGCGGTCGTCTTCATGAACTCCAACCTCAGGAGGTGCTTCGAGCACGGGATGTACTACACGACCATCAAGTTGTTGGCCTGGATGATGAGGAAGCAGTTGCTCAGGTACTACAGGATCTCCGACGAGATCATCAACTCCATGATGTTGAAGTTGAACTGCACCGAGGACCTGCTCCCGTACCACATGGGGTTCTTCCCCCAGAACTTCGTCATCGAGCAGCTGTTGTACGGCATGGAGATCAACATGTTCAACAAGAACAACACCGACGAGTTGAACAAGTTCTACTACAACATGTACTCCTACAAGCCGGGGTCGAACTACAAGATGGCCAAGAAGCTGGTCCCGTTCTCGGAGGACTGCATGGGGAAGTACTGGTACGAGTTGCCCATGAGGTTGGACAAGAAGCTCATGAACCTCAGGAACGACTTCTACAACAAGGAGTTGATGATGACCACCGACCAGCTGATGGAGGAGTCGAACCACTTCAAGTTGAACAAGAACGTCCCCAGGACGGACATGAGGTCCTTCAACTTGTTCTGCGAGGAGTTCTTCATGGGGATGAAGAGGAAGTACGAGTTCCAGGAGACCATGGTCGTGCACTCCTTGATCAGGGCCTTGCAGATGTCCAAGAGCAAGGGGAAGAGGTACCCCTTGACCGAGAGCGAGGAGATCATGAACGACGACTACGTCATGAAGTCCAAGGAGTTGTTCAAGAAGAAGAAGAGGAACGAGGACTACGAGGACTTGGAGTTGGAGGTGTTCAAGTTGAAGAACAACGTGGAGAAGTTCTCGATGGACATGATCGAGTTCCTGTCCCAGATGTTGGAGATGAACCCCGACCACAGCTCGTTGAGGATGTACCACGGGTTGAAGGACATCATCGAGATCAAGGAGATGAACGACAAGGAGTTGTTGAACATGTCCAAGTCCACCAAGTACACCCACACCATGATGAGGACCATGAGGTTCTACATGAACGACATCGGGGCCATGGCCAGCGGGGAGGAGGTCGTGGACTTCATCTTCAACAAGGACACCGACTTCCGGGCCGCGACCGTCAACACCGCGAAGAACCTGTTGGAGATGACCGGGGTGCCCTACACGAACGAGATCTACAACAACCCCTTCAAGGTCATCAAGTCCATGTTCAAGGACTTGAAGTACCCCAACAAGATCTTCTCGGAGTTCCTCAACTTGAACCAGAAGTCCATGAAGTTCATGAAGATCATCATGTTGTCGGACTTGCCGTGCGAGGGGAACGCCAAGATGAACTTGTTGAACTGGTACAGGACCAAGTCCAACCCCAAC